CTTAGATACTAAATGTAGCTGGAGCTTGCTTACATTCTTAAAGGCTTCTGAAAAAGATTACCGCGACCAAATGTTGTGTTACATGGCTTTAACTGGTGCTAAAAAAGCCACTGTTTGTTACTGCCTTGTAAATGGCACTTACTCCTCCATTATGAATGAGAAAAGGTTGCTTGGTTATCAAGATGGAATGTTAGATGCTGCCGGAAATCCTTCCGATGAATACAAAAGCAAGTGCGCTCAAATAGAGGTGAATCACATTTTTGATTTAGAGGCTTTCCAAAAAGAATATCCCCACTTCGAATTTGATTCTGACCTGTCAAAATGGACTTACGATATACCAATGCAGGAGCGTTTGTTTCAAGTTGAAATCAAGCGTGATGAGGCTGAGATTCAAAAAATATATGACAGAGTAATTCTTTGCAGAAATTGGATGGATGCGAACCTTTTCAAAGTGCCGGTATTGAAAATGCAAGTAGAGGCAGTAACAAACTAATCGTTCTTACCCCCGGGATTACAGCTGAAGAAGAAATTCTCATGAAGTAAAATTTCAACCCGGGCTTTTGGGGGAGTAGCTCAGTGGATAGAGCGATTCAAAACTGTTGTGATAGGGTAAGCAACAGCGTGAATAGGTCAGGGGTTCGATTCCTTTCTCCTCCTCATTTTTTAATCAATCAATCAAAACAAATGGCAACTAAGAAGAAGAACAAGGACGAGGAGCAAGAGCAGACTAAGCCTTTCTCAGTTACAAAAGCGCAGATCGTAGATGACTTGTGCAATTATGAATACGAAATACTCGCTGGTATAGGAGTTGGAAGAACTCACAAAGTAACCGGAGAGGGAATTATTGACCAGGACCTTCAGAATGCATTCAACAAATTCAGAGCGCACATGGCTTTCATTGATGATGTTTTTAGACACAGCAATATTGAAGTTGAAGATATCGACCAGTTCCACAATCATGATTTGACCTTGCTTTTTGAGGTTTCAGGCTTTCAAATTAAAGGTGGAGAGGGAAATGAAAGCATTGTTCTAATAGGCACTAAGTACGTTAGTTCCATTTCTTCAAGAAACGAGGTAAAAACGCAGAAGGTTCCTTTGGATAGCCTTTCTTCCTACAAATGGTACAATGAACTTAAAGCAGCTGCTGACATTGCTCGTGAAGAAGTGGCTTTGTATGAGCAGGGAAAATTCACTCCTGTAGAAACTTCTGATAAGGAAGACGCTAATCAATTAACCATCGAAGCAGTAACAGAGTAATCATGTTTCAGCCAAGACCATATCAAACGGAGGCAATCACTGCCGGAGTTGAGTTCTTCAACAACAAAAAGAAAGACTTCAATGCTTTCCAAATCCTGCCTACAGGCTCGGGAAAGTCGGTGGTGATTGCTAATGTGGCGATGGGCTTAGAAGGTAAAACGATTGTCTTCCAGCCATCAAAAGAAATCCTGGAGCAGAACTATAAGAAGTTCGTGAGCTACGGATATCGCGCAGGAATCTATTCGGCATCAGCTGGCCACAAGTTCATTGACAGAATCACTTTCGCAACAATCGGTAGTGTAATCAGGAAGAAGCATTTATTCAGAGATGTGAAGCATATCATCATTGATGAATGCCACTTGGTTAATGCCAGCGATGGAATGTATCACGAGTTCATTCACTCTATACCTGAAGCAAAGGTTTTGGGAATGACTGCTACTCCTTACCGATTGACAGCCGGATTTGATGGCGCCATGCTCAAGTTCCTGAACCGTACCAACCCGCGCATCTTCAATAAGTGCATCTACTACATACAAAACAATGTGCTGTTTGATGCCGGCCACTTGGCTAAACTGGAGTATTACGATAAGACGGTAATCGACAGAACCATGCTTCAGATGAATACCTCCGGCACTGATTTTACAGAAAGCAGTTTGAAAAGCTATTACCGGAAGATTGATATGCCAAGCAAGACAGTAGACATGGCTAACCGGATGCTGGCGAAGAGAAAGAATCTATTGGTGTTCTGTTCACTTATAAGTGAAGCGCAGGAAGTAGCGAAAGGAATCCCGGGCTCGGTGGTATTGACTGGAGAAACAGAAAGCAGCTTACGCGATAAGATTCTCGCACAGTTCAAAGCAGGAATAATCAAGTGTGTGCTGAATGTGGGAGTGCTGACTACGGGGTTTGATTATCCTGAACTAGAGGCGGTGCTGATTGCCCGCTCAACAATGAGCCTAGCACTTTACTACCAGATTGTAGGTAGAGGAATGCGTCCGCATAAGGATAAAGAAAGCTGCTGGATATGTGACCTCGGGGGGAACATTAAATACTTTGGCAGGATTGAAACCATGCAAGTGGTGGAAGATGATAAAGGAAAGCTATCCATCTGGAACAATGGAAAGCAGTTAACCAATGTAACGTTCACCAAAAACTAAACCAAATAAAAATGCAAAAACACACACAAGAGCCTTGGCTCATCGGAGGAACAGGAAGCGAACACCAAATCTATGTAAAGCAGGATGGTGCACCGGTACACATTATTCAAGTGCTGGGTGACATTACTCAACCAGCAGAGGACAGGGCAAACGCTGCTCGAATAGTTGAGTGCGTAAATGCTTGTGAGGGCATTGATAAGCCGTCTGCGTTCATACCAACAATGCGCAGAGAGTTAAAAGACATCAGAGAAGCCATTGGTGCAGATGAAAACGAAAGCACGTTTGATGAAGTTGAGCGATTGCTTAGTATCAGAAATAGTCTGTTGGCGGTGCTAAGAAAGGTAGGGGAAGGCTTCGACACCGGAAACATATCTCAAGAACATTACGATGCCGTTACGGAGTTAACTGAAAAGTATAAGCACGTTGAATTACCTAACTAATTATTCACCAAAACAATAAAAAAAGTAAGATGAAGTTCACAACAGAAACAAGCAAAGTAAAAGAAGCCCTGCAACGACTCGGCTTCGGAGTAAACAGCAAATCAGTTTTGCCGGTACTCGCAAACATCCTGGTAACCGTGAGTAAAGGAGAAGTCCTGCTTACCACTACCGATTTGATTAACACCATCAATTACAAAATTGAATGCGAAACCGATGGAGAAGGTCAGTTCCTTATTCCTTTCACGCATCTCAAAAACATTATTGCCCTTGAAACCGGTGATGTAACAATCGAATGGTTGGATGAAGCTAAAGGCGCTCAGGCTCAATTTGCTCAGGATGTATTTGTCCTCGGCAATCATGGAATGGTAGCTGACTTTCCAAAGATTCCAAACCTTCCAACCAAAGGAGCAGTTGAATTGAATGCCGATTTCGTAAGCGCATTATCGCTGGCATCAATGAGCGTGAGCAAAGATGAATTACGCCCTGCCATGTGCTGCATCTGCATTGAACTGGCCGATGGCGAAGTGATTGTGGTATCTACCGATTCATTCTCCATGTATGCACACACTTTAAAGGTGGAAGACCTGAAGACAGAGAAAACAGAACTTCTTATTCCAACAGTGGCCGCGAAAGTGGT